AATGAGGAAACCTCTCTTTGTTGCTACTAACTCGATTGATTTCATTCATCAATCGTGAATTTTCTTCTTGCTCCCTAATCGCTGACAGTTGTTGCACTTGTTGCTGTGTTGCTTGCAATTGTTGCATTAACTGCTGCTGATACGGATCAACGTATTGTTGCTCAGGCATCGAAATGCCGTCTTGGTTTAATTGTATGCCATAATCTTGTGCAAGTCTATGAAACATTTGCACTTTCTCAGCGTATGGTGCTTTAGACAATACCATGTGCGCCCTGCCTAAGTTATTAATCCAGGCTACAGGATGAATATTTTGTGCTTGTAACTCAGGTATAAATGGCCCAATAGCTTCTGTCAGTTGTCTAGCATTGTCAGCTTCTGCCTTATATGCAGATACACCACGCTTGTATTCGCCTTCACGTTGATTAGCATAGTCTGCAAACTTAACAAAGTCATCCTTGCTGATGGCTTCGCCTTTTTCCATCTTATCCCAAATATCCCTATACTCACGCTTCCAAGTGGTAGGTTTCTTAACTTCTGGTGCGACTTTTTCTACAGTTTCTTCAGAGGCTTTTACAGTTTCTTCTGTAGATTCGTCAATCGGTTCTTCTGCAACTTCTTCTTTGGGTTCTTCTACGACTTCTTGTTCAGTTTCTTGTACAACTTCTTCTGCTTGCTCGATTGCTGCTTCTAGCATATCTCGTCTTGATTCTTCCATGTGATTCTCCTATCGGTAGTTAAGTTTTGCGTAAGTAATTTCAGCAATCTGACGTTTTCTTGCCTCTTGCTCTTGTCTGCTAAATCCAATCTTCTTTTGCTCAGTAGGTAAGTCATTGCCAACTTCCACGCAATTATTGCGTTTTAAGTTCTCACGATGCTTTGATCTGCTAGATACCCAAGTGCCATCAGCCATTGAAATATGGCCTTGTATGTCAGATATTACGTCTGGTGCTTTTCTTGGAGTCATGGCTTCTTTTTCAGCCCATGCTTTCTCAGCTTCAGGAGTACCCATTTCATAATTCCAATACATAAGATACTTTTCTTTGTCGCTGAGTTGAGCCTCGTCAACTGCAACATAGTCGCTTTTGCATAATGGGCAACATTTTTGCACTTTTACTATAGCCATTACATTCTCCTTATTAAATCTGGCACTTGGTCATATTCATGCGGTCTTAAACACACAACATTGTCATACCATCTACCGTTTTTCCATCGCCAGCAGACAAATTCTTCTTTAGGCAATAAAACAATAGTTTTTACACCTAACGCACCTGCTAAATGTGCCGTAGCAGTATCTACAGTCACCACTCCTTTACAAGCTTTAATGTGTGATGCTGATTTAGCCCAATCTTTCTGCCATCCATCGTCAGGTAATGCGTTAAATATTCCTTCTGTCTTAGGATTTAAACTGTAACAGTCTGAACCTGTCAGTTTTTCCATCTCTCTCATATCAATCGACTTAACATAATACAAAATTTGCTTAGATGCTTCCCAATTTACTCCTATTTTGCTAGGAATATTGCTAGGTTCAGCATGAAGATAGCCTTCAGAGCCTACTATTTTTTTGTTTGTAATAGGAAATAATGATTTGACGGCAGGATGTGCCAGGCTAATGTAATACGGTAACGATATAGAGCCTATCCAATAGTCAGATACTGTGGCTTGTTCATCTTCCATCATATTAGTAAAACGATCAACGCAGTCGAATTGACCTATAAGATAGTGAAGCGTAGATTCTTGTAAAACAATGACTTGTTTTGCACCCATTGCCTTTAATGCAGGCAAGAACCTTGCAAACATAATAATGTCACCAAATCCTTGTTCCATCTGGACAGTAATTGTTTTACCAAGTAAAGACTCACCTCGCCAAACAGGTACGTTTAACGTAGGAGCATAAGGCTTATCTTGTTTTGAGGCTACCTCAGGATGCCAACGGTATTCAAATAGCTTAAATCCCTGCTCGTATCGACCAGCATGGAGATGTTCATAAGCTAACTTATATTGTGCGTCTACATTAGAAATAATAAGGCTTCCTCGTCATCTAGTTCCGCTAGACGATTAGCCTCTAATACTCGTAAGTGTGCTTGTAATCGTGCAAACTCTTGTCTATTAGCCACCGTCTGTTGGATATTATCCAATTGTCTTTCAAGGTAGCTTATAGACCGTTCTAATTCTTGTGTATCGACTGACGGTATATCAGCTTTAACCTCTTGTTTTAATTGTACTTTAGATTTCTTAGATTGTATAGGTTTTGGATCAACCAGATTGCGAATTGCTAGCTTGCGGTTAGCGTTAGCATCTTTAGCTGATTGTTCAAGTTTACGTTGTCTCTGTGCTATCTTTTGCTGAAGTCTTTGTATTCTTTTGAGTTCTTCTTGTGTGTACCAAGCATCATCTCCACCAAATTTTATATTAGTAGGCGGAGGAGGCAATACATTTATCTGAAAAGCGTTATTTTGAAACGCATTAACTTGAAATGCTGTTGCAAACATTACAGAACTACCCAGCGAGACCCACTTGCTATAGTGACTGTTTGACCACTTGCTACGGTGACAGGCCCGACTGACATACCTGCGTCACCACTTGCTATCGTATAGCTTGCAGATACAGTTTTGCTATTGACTACGATGCCATTACTTGCACGTTGTATTGGTGCAGTCTGCGTTGTGCCATCAAATGTAAAGTTAGCATTTTGGTTAGGTGTTGTTGTGCCTTGACCGTAAGGAATGTAATTAGTCGTATAAGTAAAGGCGTTAGCTTTACCGTTAAATGTAGTCCAGTCAGTAGAAGATAAAGCACCACGATTAGTCGCTGAAGCAGTTGGTACTTGTAAAGTAATAACAGGAGTTGTTGTGCCATTTGCTACTGTAGAACTAAGATCAGTACCTGTTGTTCCCAATGTTAACGCAGCAACACTTGTTACTGTGCCGTTTGTATTTGACTTATTGTTAAACGTAGTCCAGTCGGTACTTGTTAAGTAACCATTAACTGAACCTGTAGCAGCAGGCATAGATATAGCAGGAGTTGCACCACCACTAGAAACTACAGGACTTGTACCTGTAACGTTTGTGACTGTGCCTACGTTAATTGAGCCACCAAGACTTGTGCTTGTGCCGTTAATCGTAATGGCAGAATTGGCTAATTGTGCATTGGTAATTGTTCCTGATAAGTCTGTAGTAGGAATCGTGGCATTTGCAGTTAATGCACTTGTACCACTTCCTTTAACGTAACCTGTTAATGTAGTTGCACCTGTACCGCCTCGATTGACGGTTACTGTTGCACCGTTCCATGTGGCAGAAGTGATTGAGCCAGGATAATCTAATGTATTGGTTGACCAAGAAACATTTGCAGGTGTTGAATCGTGCCTATCCCAAGTGCCTGCTGCCGTAGAATTATTTAACAATACGACAGTTACATAACCACCTGAGTTAATAGTCGCAATAGTTGTACTTGAATTGTTTTGTACTGTAATTGCACCACTTGATTGATTGTTATTAAATGTAAATGTTGCACCATTGGGCAAAGTTGTAGCATTTGGTAGTTTAATAATTTGACCACCACTACCTGTAATTTGATAATTTTGTGCAGTAGATGCAGTTAATACAATTGTTGTACCACTTGCAGCTTGAGTTACATAACCTTCAAATAAACCGTTAGTTGTAATGTTTCCATTAGCATCACGCAATACTACAGAATTAGCACCACTTGAAGTAGTTACACCTGTACCACCTCGATTAACGGCTATTGTGTCACCTTCCCAAGTTCCTGTATAAGCTATCGCACTTAATACGCCTGTACTTGGCACAAAACTAAAATTTGCAGATGAAACCGTTTGTGCTAAATTGCCTGCTATTGCAGAAACAATCGTTGGATACCATTCTGCACTAGATGTTGTATTGTTTGTGATTGATGTTTTTGTTGCAGTTGCTGCATTACCACCAATATTTAAATTTGCAACTGGTGTCGTAGAAGTTACTGCAAATGGCGCTGTACCTGTTGGCACAAAACTTTGTAATTGGCCTTGTGCTTGAAATATGCCTAAAGCGTAAAGTTCTGAAAAAGCACCTGTTCCTGCTGTATCCTCTCCAATGTTTGTGTTATCAATATTGCCACCAGTAATTGATACGGCATTATTATTTTGCGTTGACATTGTGCCAAAGCCACTAATGTCGGCATTTGTTAATACTACAGTACCTGTATAGCCATTAACTGACGTTACTGCATCGGTATTGTCTACTTTTTGCCAAGCAGTACCGTTATATACCGCCCAATCGCCCACTTTCCAATCAGTAATACCGTTAAGGTTTGTGCTACCAGCAACATTGACAATATAATAGTAACCTTTAGTACCCACGCTAGAAGTAAGAGTGGGAGTGTTAGTGCTTGCATTCCACGTTCCTTGATAACTTAATGCACCGAGTACGGCAGCAGGTAACTGACTAATAGGCACAGTTCCACTACCATCTAGCGTAGCTACACCATTGGCTACACCTGCATCAAGTGTCGCAGAAGTTCCAAAGCCTGTTAAATCATGCGTATCATTCCAATTAGACGGCTGAACAATCGTAGGATCGCCTGCATCTGGTATTGCACTAACAAACTTATGTTTGACGGTTATAGCCATTACTGTACACCCAGAATCCGACCGTCTGCGCCTCTTATTACCTGTTTAGGTCTGTTTTGATTTTCACTCATTGTCTGCATAATTTGACCTAATGCCTGTGTCATTTGTTGATTACCTTGTTCAATAGCGTTAGCAATAGGCGCAAGAGGATGCTCCATTGCTTGAGCCATATCTTGCTCAGTCATATATGCTTGCAGTCCATCATCTACACCAGCAGATATTCTTGCAGTTTCTATTTTTGCACCATTATTGATGTGTGCTAACAATACTTGCGTATTACGTTCAGTCATCATCTTCATTTGGGCTACTTTTAAGTCTATCTCAGCTTGTGATCGATTACGCTGATCTTCTAACTGAAATTTAAGCTGATTTTCTTGTGCCTGGTATTCTTGTTTAGCTTTCTCTAGCTCCATTTGCATCTGAATCTTTTGCTGTTCGAACTGTGCAGCTTGTTGTGCTTGTTGTGCATTAGCTTGCATCTTAGCTTGCTCTAGTTGCATCTGGCCTTGCAGTTTTTGTTGCTCAATAGATGGTGGTTTAGGTTGACCTTCCATTTGTTTAGCTTGTTCTCTGAACTTGTCAGCAGTTTCGTCAATGATACCTTCCATACCTTTACCAGCTTTGAACGCAGTTACACCAAACTTCAACATTTCCATGAGTAATGGTGTTAATTCAGGTGCTTGCATAGCAGTTGGTAGTGCAGTTTGCATAAATGAGCTGACTGCACTTAAAAACTCTATTCTATCTTGCTTTTCTTGTTGTTCATCTTGATAAATCATTGAATCAGATGTCACTTCTATACGGAAGTTCTTAGCAGGTTCATCTTTGAGTAACGCTAAAGCTTGTGGTATGTACTGTTGGTCACTTTCAGACAGTTGCATAGCACCTGAAATCTTGATAATCGTATCTTCAGTAAAGTGATTACAGATAATCTGAGCTTTAATAGATAACAAACTAGTAGCAAAGTTAACAACGTCATGTTGCATTGTCTTTAATCTACCTGAAGCGTTGTTACTCTTGATAATCTGTGCGCCAAGTGTTTCATTAGGATCAGTTTGCCCACGTTGTATGTCAGCAATACCCATGATTTCATAGATTTGGTTCTTGACCTGATCCATTGCTTGATATGAAGACTGAAGTGCAGCAGCAATTGGTGTAATATCTACTAAATTAATCGCACCAGCCATGCCTTGTTTCTCAGCAAATGCACCCCAATTCTTAATTGGTAGCAATGTATTGTTTTCGCCTTCAGTAAACAGTCTTTGTAAGCTAGGCTCTGACGCATCATACACACCACGCACTTTAAGAGCTTGTATGAAGCCATCTATTCTGTCTGCAAGCGTATCTAACTGTCTAGCCTGGTCTTGATATAAAGCAAAATCAGGCACAGGTATCAATGAGTCTGTTGTGATTGTTGCGTATAAAGGCTTAGGACATGGCCAAAAGTTTTCTAACTTTAATGGATCAGGCTTAGTATCAAGAATCTTACCCATTGATTTAGATAACCAAATGACTTCACCTGTTGTCTTGTCCCAAATCTCGTAGATACACGCTTCATGTGATCCTTCGCCCATCTTCTCATTAAATGTTTTAGTAGTGTCAGGTTTTGTATCCAGTGGAATACGACCACCTAAATCTTCACCAAAGCGTTCAACTAAGGCAGGTCTACCTAAATAAACTTTTCTCCAGACTGCTGTGACTTCTTCCCAAGTCCTTGCAATTGTATGACCAAAATCTCGCCATGCTACATAGTCACAAGGCGCACATTCGTACTCAATACGTTCTTGATCTTCACGATGTATACCACCTTCAGTCTCAGCATCGTCAATATCTTCTGTAATCTGAAAGCCATCATCAGGTTCATCTTCAGTCTTGCCACCTGTAATGTGTGGCTCATATCTTACCCATGACGTACCACGACCACCAAGTAATCTGTCTTGAACAGATGCTTTCATTGCTGAGTTGTAATCACCATAATGCTCAATCTCGTACTCTAAAGCACGTTCAAGCATCATTGATGCTACACGACCAACTGGATCATTATCTTTGAACCTACGGCTTACATCAGGTCTAGGAAGCCTAGCAAAGATAGCAGGTGTTATTGTTTGTACGTTTGACCAAAGAATATTAAACTTTGCATTGGGATTGTTACGACTGCGACTGTCATCACGATAACGCTTGATGATTCTGTCAGTACGACTTTCCCATTCTTTGTACGTTCTTTCGTACTGGGCTATGCAGTTGTACCAATCTTGGTATGTGTGTTCCATGTTTATATCCGTCTATTGATAATTTTAGGTGTTTCTTTCCATAACTGCTCAAGCGTTACTTCTGTTTTCCCGACATGAAGTCCCGTAATTCTGTCGTCTTTATGTGCAGGTAGTTCTTCGTCTTTCCATACAATCGCAAGATAACGCATTGCGTCTGCTGAATGGCTTGTCCAATCGTGTTTTGGGCGATCTCTAAATACTTTTTTATCATCATCCCATTCTCTCTGATATTGACGTAAACATTCGATTCCTTCTGTACATCTATTATGAAACCAAGTCCGAGTTAATGCAAGTCGTGTCGCTTGTATTCCGTCTTGTAATGACAGATTTGGTACGATTTTTAACTGTTTTATGTCAATTTTTGTAGATATTTGCTCAATTATGCTCTTACCACCACTTGCTAGTGTTTTTGCTCTAGCATCGTGAGGTAGCCAATGTATGCCATATTTGTACCCAAATTCTTCTTCTTTTTGCTTGAGTAAGCCTGTATAGAACGGTATCGCCTGGCCATTAGAGCTATGATGATCTAAGACTCGTATCTCACCATGCACGACTTGATACCACCAAATGCTGGTACTATCGTTGAAACCTAAGTCCCAAGCTGTATGACATGGAAACATAGAATCATATTCAATGTCTGTAATTCTGTCTAAGTCTGTGATTCTACGCATCTCCTGTCCATAATATGCGCCCAAGATAGCAGCCTCGAATGAGCATAAAAACTCTTGTTCGTATTGATTAGCTGACATTGTTGATTGTGCGTCTAATAGTTCGCTTTGTGGGATTAAACCAGATTGATCAGCTCGCAGCGTCTTGACGTACCAATTTTCATGTTTCTGTGCTGCGTTGTATATATCGTAAAAACTGTTATGGCCTTTAGGTGTGCCTATAAACGTAGCCCAGCCTTCACGATCTGTAAGTAACGGTCTAACAATTTCACCCCACATTCTAGGTTTCATATCAGCGTATTCATCCAAAACTACACCATCAAGATACAAGCCTCGCAATGCGTCTGGATTGTCAGCACCAAATAGTCGTATCTTTGCACCATTGACTAATTCTACCCATAACTCTGACTGATTAGCTTTAACAATGGCAGGTTCAGCAAACTTTAAAAGATAGTCCCATGCAATATTCTTAGCCTGTGCGTAATATGGTGCTATATAAGCGTACCTAGCATCTTGTTTGTTTTCTACGATAGATCTACGAATAATGTCGCAAATCGTAGCCACTGTCTTACCTGCACGTCTGTGGGCTACTAATACAGCCCATCGTTCTTTACGCTTGTGAAATTCTTTAAAAGCATCTCTAGGTGAGTAAGGATACTCGTAGATGTGTTCTACTACTTTCACTCTTTAAACTTGTGTATGTGTTCGTGACGTACTGGTGCAGTTTCATCGCCTGAATGTTCTATTCTTGCTAGTTTAGGAATGTGATATTCCATTACCGTTTGTAGCATACCAAAGGCTTTTTCAGGATTAGGTAAAACGATATATTTATCTTCATCGTTTTTAACACCACTAGCGACCTGTTCTAGCCATTCTTGCATTTTGTGAGCATTGCCATCAACAAATCGTGCAATCGCTTCACGAGCCATTGTGGTTGATTTATTGGGTACTCCAGGCTTGCGACCAACATTTAAATTGGGGTGTTCGCTATTTTTCGCTAGTTTTTTTTCCATATATTCTCAAGTGGTTGATTTATATAGTGTTAATTCTACTCTATTTTCTTGATTTGTTGCTCAATTATCTCTTTACGACTTGGTTGACCATTCTTTTCTAGTATTTTGACTTCTTTAGGATCAAAGACTACAAAGTTAGATGTTCCTTTACCTGTATCACGACTTGTAGCATCTAAATAACGCATACCTTTTACACCTAATTCATTAAGCATTTTTTCACCAATTCCAACTTCACCAGTAGGATGTATGATTTCCATAGTGTTTAAAAATTGAACAGGTGTTATATCTTTGCCAAATAGCAAATTCATATCGCCGCCCAATTCCATTTTCATATCAGGTGTAATTTGTTTTTTAATATTGTTTAATGCTTTTTTAACTATTGCACTTTGTTGCCCTAGTGGTTTGTCATAATCCATCATGGTAGGTATGTATTCATCAGGTATATCTACTTTGTATAAATTGCCAGCTAAACCTTCAACAGTTTCCCATTTTTCTTTTGGAATTTTGGCATTTACTCTAATCTCAGGAATAACAACATCTTTTATCATATTGTTATATTGATCAATTGTTAATTGACCTTTATTTTTCATTCTTTCTAATGCTTTAGCTGAACCTTCGCCATCATTAGCATATTTAATCATTGCTTCATTAACAGGCATTTCTGTGTCGCCAATTTTAATTCTATCAATCCATTTACCTAAAGCACTTTGATAACCTTCGGCAACTTTAGGATTTTCAGCAAAATACATACCATGACCATAAGCCTGTGCGCCTTCCCCAGTTCCTACTTTGCTTATATCAAATCCGCCTTTAATTTCATGTGGCGTACCATGATAAGCAATCATATTGCCAATAGGCATATTTTTAGTCGCTGTAGCACCTGCTCTTAACAAAAATGGCATAGCTGGGCTTATTAATCCACCAACCATTTCGTGTTGTTGACTGCCTTGATAATCAGGATTTATTCTAGGTACTTTAGCAAGGATTTCTTCAGATGTTGGCGCAGTTCTATTACCAAATGTGTTTTGCATTGTCTCAGGTATAAACTGTCTAGCAAGTTGACTTGTATCACCAGGTAATGCAGGTAATTGAACTAATGCACCACGACCTAATGATTCAACAACGCTTGGAATTACTTTTGCTGTGTTTTGTATGCCCTGACCGACCTCATTCCATGATTGTTTTTTAGACAATCCACGCAATAAATCAGCAACTGTTTGACCTAAAGAAGCTTCATTCGGATCATATTCAGGATAAGCCACAATTACTTGACCTCTTTATCCAAGTCTTTAAGTTTGTTAGCAATAGCAGCTCTACGTTCTAAACGTAGTCTTTGGTTCTTTTCTAATGTAGATTCTTTATGTGGGCGCAATAAAGCATCTTCTTTCTTATATTTTCTGTCCATGTGCTTCATTCTTTTTCCTCAACGTACTTGTTATAAGCTTCTTCTAATTGAGATTTTCTTGCACCTTTGGCTGCTTCACGTTGTGTATTTAAAGCAATTGCTAATGCTTGCTTTTTAGGCTTGCCAGCAGCTTCTTCTGTCTTAATGTTCTCACCAACGGCTTTAGGACTGGCTGATTTTACTAATGGCATGATTAACCTTTAAATTTAAGTAGGT